TCTCTGCGTATCCCACCACCTCAGCCGTGGTCTTGATGCTCAGGTCGTCCACGTAGTAGCACTCCAGGATGCGCCCCCACCTGTGCCGTGGGTTCTCAGCGTCGAGCGCGTGGCACATCGTCCGCGCCCTTTCCACCTCCTCAGCGACCATCGTCTGCCTGTCCAGCACGTCGGCCACGCCCGATAGGTCTCCGCTCGCGCCCGAGTGAGGCATGCCGTCGGGCCACTTACCAAGAGCCATGAGTCGAGCCTCGTCCTCTGCCTGACGCCGCACGTCAGACTGGACGGCTGCGAGCCATTCCTCTGCCGTCATCGGCTTGCCTCCTTCGCCGCTCGCTCACAGTACCACGCGGCCTTTCGCAGGTCCTCTTCCATGTCACCTTTCCTCCCTGCTCGCCAGAGATACTTGATGGCATTGCCACGGCAGAAGTCGATGATCCCGTCATGCCCGAGAGCAGAGGCTATCGCATCGATGCACTCGATTTCACCGGTGCAGTAGTGGGACGGATGATTGACGGGATCGTCCGTCTGCTTGTCTTTCTTTGGCAAGGTGATGTAACGCAAACCCGAAGGCTTTCCGTGAGCAGCGTTTGCCTTGTCGAAGTAGAACATTCGCGATCCACAGCACGGGTCGAGTACCTCCTTGCTCATGACTCCTCCTTGTCCACAAGGTCTATTTTTTTGCACGTCGGGTCTATGAGGTCGGCGAGGCGGCTGAGCGCCAATTCGTAGGCAGAGCGGTCAAACCTGTCGCCAGACTCGCCGTCATGTAGCAGCAGGCAGGGCCGCACGCCGATTGACTGCACGATGGCAACGTATGCTTCTGGGATATTCCGAGCGACAATCCCGCTTCGCAGCCTTGCCGCCACCTCGCGGCGCTCGTCGCTAGTCGGTACCATTTGATGCCTCCCTCTCTGCCAGCCTGCGTATGCGGTTGGCCAGCTCCCTCGGCTCGCCGCACGCGTTACCGTCCACGTCCGTCAGGTCGCACCAGGCGTCCAGCTCGTCTGCGATGCGCTCCCAGCTGTCCGGGCGCTTGTGGGTGAGACATGATGGCGGCATGTACGTGTTTACTCCGCTTGACTCGATTCCGATAATTGGTCCCCTATCGCGACGCAGTTCGATGTAGCGCACGCCCCACGAAGTCCCAGGGTCGTCGTTCGTGAACACCGTGTCCCCGATGTGAATCGGATTTCCGTCCGCGCCCTTCGGCAGCTCGACCATCTCCGCGTCGATGCGGTCGGCGATTGAAACCAGGTCTTCTGACATGAATCTCAGCCCCTTGGTGATGCTCTCGTTCTCGTCCATCTTCTCCTAGCCATTCTAAGCCGATTTGCGGCCCTGTCTTGTCCATTGTGGATACTTATCCGTTGGTTGTCGTAATCGTGGCTCTATGAGACTCTACGTAAGTCTCAGAGGCATTCACGTGTCTGCTGTCCCTCCCACTCTCCGCAAGTATCGTCCTCGGCTAGCACGAGCACCGGATCGCGCTCCTCCTCGTCATCCACGCCTGCGCAGATGCCAGCGCCCTCCATGACAGCCTCCAGGTCATCGTAGCGCAGATGCAGACAGCGCAGTGTGTAGCGGTCTCCATTGTCTAGAGAAATGAAGCGAGCGCACGTGCGGCAGACGTGACGGTTCTCGTCTGGCTCGTCCTCGTCCTCCGAGGGGTCTACCCACAGGTTGTGCGGAATGCTCATCGATATTGACATCTCATGCTCCTCCCTTCCTACCTTGCCCATACGGGGACTGTGTTCTCCACGTAAAACGCGAGGAGCATCATCGCCACCATTGCTGTAATCACAAGGACCAGACGCCAGTTGACTGTCTTCATCTTCGTTCCCTCTCTCTACCTGATGCCGCCAATGTACTTCTTCGCCGCGTCCTCTACCGACTCGTCGCCGATGCTCGGGCGGAAGTCGCTCGTCACGTGGAGCGAGCCGTCCCTGACGTCCACATACACCTTGGAGAAGTAGATGCGGCGGCAGTCCGCGTTGCTCACCCGCTTGCCCTGCCAGTCGCCGAGGCACGGCTCGTGGTCGCGCTTGAAGTCGCACTCGAGGCCGAGCTTTGTCGTGTCAATGTAAAGCCTGTCCATGTTATTCTTCGTCCAGCGCTTGAATCCTGCGTCCTCGAACTTCTTAATCTGCTTCGCATCCATCATTTTGGGTTCCTTTCTCTCTCTTTCCCTTCTTGCTATAGCAAGTATACACCTATAGCATCAGGATGCAAGCAGAAAACTAAAAAATCTTTCGCACAAAAAAGGGTATCTCCGTCATTGGCGATGCCCTATGTTCCTACCCTTCCTTCGCCAAGTCCTCGCGAATAAGCCGCTTGATGTATCCCTGCTTGCTCTGCACCTCGTCAAGCTTTTCGAGCACGTCCTTGTCGGTATTGCGGTTGAGCTTCAGGTGAACCTGCCGAGTGTTCTCCGCGTCGTATTTCGCCTGTGCCTTAATCTGCGCATCAGTTGCCATATCCATACCCCCTCACTTTGGAACCCAGTCGCTGCAGAATTCATCGAAACGGGTCTCGCACGTGAACCCGTCATCTGCGAAGCGCTGGCAATCCGCAACCGTGCCGTAACCCTCCTCGGTCCTCACCCACATTGCGCACATGCAGCATTCCGGACATTTGACGTCGAATCCAGCCTCTTCGAGGGCATGGCATGCCTTGAGAACCTGCCTCCTGTCGTGCTCGTCCATCAGCGCTCGCCCCCTTTGCCTAGATCTCGATGAAGGTGAACTCATCGGAATTGAACTTCGCACACTTGCCGAAGGCATATACGTAACCCCCAGCGGCGTTAGTATCGTTCATGGCGAAAACGGCGAACGGCCTGCCGCTGAAGTCGTGGTCTGTGGCGATCTCCTCGGGGACGTTATAAACCGTGAAGTCGTAATCCTTCGCCTTGAATCCGCCCCATGGGCAGAAGCCGCAGCGGATGCCGTGGCTGTCTTCCCAGGAGCTTTCGTCATCGCCGAGGAACCAATCGCAGCTCGCCACCTCGTACCCCCAGTGATTCGACTTGCGGAACACGCCGCCTTCCGTGTACCAATACGCGCTGCCGCTATCGCTTACATAGTCCGCTTCGCGCTCTGGCGCTTCCGCGTCTTCCCAGCTCGCTTCGGTTCCCATATAGAAGTTATCGTTACTGTACATTGCAGTTCCTTTCTCCCTTTCCCTCTCCCTCTGACACCTATAGTATACACCTATAGCGTTTGCATGCAAGGGAAAATCCTAAAAAATTTCCCTTGATATGGGTGTGGCTCCCGGCGTACCGAGAGCCACAAGTGAGAGAAAGGGCGGCACATAGATGGCCGCGACTGCATTGTACCACGAATGAACCTGAACCTACGGAGCGCGTCCAGCTCCACCTGTAGGCTGCGGGCCTGCGAAAGCTCGCGTTCCGTCACAGCCCGAGAATCTCCTTGGCTGCTGCCGTCCTTGACGCATAGTCCGAACGTCGGCGGTCTTGCCCATTGAAAGCCACCGGAACGCACATGTCCATGATGCGGCTGTAGATTCGCTGCTCTCCTATCCCGTCTGCCGCCATAAAGTCGCGCGGGGTGATGTTCGTCGTGACTATCAGGGGAAGCTTCGAGCGGTAGCGTGCGTCTATGACTTCCGTCACCTGCTCCGTCATGTACTCGGTTCGCCTCTCGGTGGCGAAGTCATCGATTATGAGCAGGTCGAAATTCTGCAAGCTGTCGATGTACTCCTGCTTCCCCGAGAACCCATTTGACAACTCGTTGACGATCCGCTGGAAGTTCGTCATGAGACATGGCGTGCCGTTCTCGATGAGCGCGTTGGCGATGCATGCTGCGGCGAAGCTCTTCCCGCTTCCCACGTTCCCATAGAGCATCAGCCCCGTCCCGTTCTCCAGCATCTGCGGGAACTTCTCGACGTACCGCCTCATAGCGGCCATCGTCTTTGCATCCTTGCCATCGTCGTTGGCGAAGGTCCACTCTCGCATCTCGGAGTCAGGGAAGCCAGTTCGGCGCATCCTGTCCACGCGCTGCATCCTCTCGCGTACCCTGCTCTCTTCCTTCTGTCGCTCCTCCTCTTCGACCTCGCACTTGCACATGCAGTACGGCTTGATAATCCTTCCGCCGAACTCGACTTCGCATTGCTTGGGTGTATGACACTTGCCGCAGTAGAGCAATCCGTCCTTGACGTAGTCGCCCTCGCGCCCTTTCGCGTTCCTCGCTGCCGCCTTGGCAAGTCCTTCGATGATTCCGTTTGTATCCATGTCTTATTTCCTCCTCCTCACTTGTTGGCCCTGTCCTTCGGCGCGTACTTTCCGAGTCCCAGAACCTTGTCAACCTCTTCATCGCCTGTGCTCTGGTAGTAGTAGTCGCCATCTATCTTCTTGTTGAATCCGCTCGTCGTTTCACGTGAGACGGTGTTCTTCTTTGCTTCCCTGTCACGCCGCGCCCAGTTGCGGATGGTAGCCAGATGGTTCTTGTAACTTACGCCCTTCGACTCCATGTAGGTGCTCAGGTGCTCGATTCTCTCTTCCCAGTCCGCGGGGAACTCCTCTTTGAGCTTCGCTAAATCGGTATCACTGAGAAGGACGTTCGAGTATTCGCCGTACTTGTGGCGTTGTTCCTTCTTCTCGCGCGCGGGGGATTTCCCCATACTCTTGGTAGAAGAGTCTCTGGTAGAAGAATCGTTGGTAGAAGAATCTTTGGTATGGGTTTGACCCTGTACCCCGTATGGGTTTGACCCTGTACCCCGTATGGGTTTGAACCCATACCCCTCATTGGTTTGACCCTGTACCCCATCTTCAACCAGTCTCATGTAGTTGGGTCCGAATGCGTAGAGGCTGAAAGTGCCGGTCTTCTCGTCTCGCTGGTTTTCTTTGTGGTATGCAAGAACGCCCTTGACGCACTTGTATTCGAGAATGCCGAATTCTACAAGTTTGTCCATCCGCGCCCTGCACCCCTCCTTGGATATTCCTAGAATTGGCATATCGTCGCGTAGCTTGGAATGCACGAGAAGGGCATATTCAACCCCGTTAATGTTCGCCTTCCACATGGATGGATAGAAGTCAGAGAACCAACTAAGAATTGCCAAGTCGGTTATATCGAGCCTGATTGTTTTGATCTTGCCCTTCTCCGTGACTTCCTTGACGAATCCGCAAGCGGCCCGCTGGCTGTATTTGAAGATGTTGTATTTCATGGCTACATCCACTTCTCGTATTCTTCGACGAACGTATGGTTCATTCTCACTACGATTATTTCGCCGTCACCAATTGGAGCTGGCGCAACAACGCCAGCGTCTATACGTTCCCCGTCTGTGCCTAAAATGGCTATGTCGGCAATGCCCACACGGTCGACATCCCTAAGCACCAACGATGGCGGGATGTAGAAATATGAGTACTTGTTGTCAAATTCTGGGTAGTCAATCAAGAATACATCTTTATCGCTTAGGCTCCTTCTGTACATTAGCTCACCCGTCACGACAGCCATTTCAACGGGGTATTCAACGTCTTCCATCTTCGACAGCTTCCGCGCCAATCTGACGCTGTACGAATGCCTGTACATGCCGCCCTCCAAAACGAAACCCCGCCGTAGGTAACAGCTACGACGGGGTTTCCTTATTTCATGTCGCGTTCACGACTTGAAATTATGTGGTATCCGTAAGTCTGTTACCCTTACATAGCCAATTATAGCATAACAGCACGCTCCATGGAGCCCTGATCGAAGTAATCACCGGCCATTTTTGCCCTTGCCATC